TAAGAATGAACACATATTCCTTATAGATGACGATGTATTACCCTTAACAAAGGACTGGTGGAAGCCTTACATTGAATCAGGTGAGAAGCATTTGATTTTTAACTTCAAGTTACCTAATAAGCCAAGAACTGACATGCAGGAGGTTTACCGAGACGACAAAATCACAGCTTGGACTCATACTAGAGGTTGCTTTTTATACATCCATAGAAGCGTACTAGATGTAGTCGGTGGCTTTGATGAACGCTACATCTTTGACTTCTATCACCCAGACTTTAGCAATAGAGTTTACAACGCAGGACTCACTAAGTTTAGAAGTATGGACGTACCTGACAGCGACAAGCTATTATACTGCTATGATCAGGACGCTAGTATCATGAGTTCGGTAGATGATAAAACAAGGAGGCTGAACAGGTCTAAGGACTATGCACGTTATAAAGCTCAACGACAATCTAAGGAATACATGAGGTACAAATGAACACTTGGCTTGACTCAACTGTAAACAACTACATCCATTACTTTGGCAAGACTACATCTCCAGTGGTTTATGATGTAGGGTCGAGAGATGGCCATGATGGCGTAGAACTGGCAGAGCGTATATCTAACACCCAGAACTTCTGGAAAGAGGCTCAAGTAATTCTGTTTGAATGTAACCCACCTCAGATAGAAGTCATTAAAGACAATTACCCCTGGGCAACTCTGATAACCGAAGCTATATCCGATAAATCAGGACAGACAGTAGACTTCATGCAGATTCATGGCGATAAGAACATGGTTGGATCTAGCACATTAAACACCAAGCGTGATGATGAATGGATTCAAAACACCTCTATAGTAAAGGTCAAGACCAAACGCCTAGATGAAGTCATTAAAGAGCTTGGACATGACGAAATCGACATCATGAAGGTAGATATAGAGGGCTATACATTCGAAGCCCTCCAGAGCCTTGGGAAGTACCTTAGAAGCGTAAAAGTGTACCACCTAGAAACCGAGATTGAAGGCTATGCTAGAAATAAGACTAATGTTGATGTAGCTATTTACATGCAGGACAATGGATATAGAATGGTGGCTAATGATTCAGAATGGGCGCCTAATATTCTTGATCAGATATGGGTTAGGATATGACAGACGTTATAGACCTCCAAGCAATAGGTGCTGAACTTCGTATTTATGGGGAGATTGACCACCCTGAAATGCGACACATGAACCCATCTATAGCATGGAGCGGCAAAGACCTAAAGATAGCAATTAGAAGCTGTAACTTTGCCGTGATACCAAAGGGCAAATGGTATTTTAGAGACGGCACAGTCTACTCAAGAACCGATGTTCTATATGGTGACCTCAACCCTGATACATTAGAAGTATCTAACCTTACTAAACTAAACCTATCCAAAGACTCACCTAAAGATGTACTACTAGCAGGACTAGAAGACGTTAGGCTATTTTCTCGCAAAGACGGTATGCATGCCATAGGTTTTCAGTCCGACCGTATCACTAGAACACTACATAACGCCTCTGCAAGCCTTGGAGAATACCTAATTAAAGGTAACGAGCTACAGTACATAAGAACCCTAAAAAAGCCTGTAAAGGACGCTGTAGAGAAGAACTGGTCATCAACCGACAAGCCATCTAAGTTATTTGACTTCACTTACTCAGATAGCCAAGTATGGAAAGACGGAGAGCTAATAGGCAAACCTACTAGAACGCAAATACATGGTGGCTCTATCCTGCTCAAACAAAAAGACGGTACTTACCTAAGCCTAGTACATGAGAAGAAAATAGACACACAACTATCGCACTCAGTCAGATACAACAAATACAATAGAGGCAATAGAGGCGGTTTAATCTATGACAAATACATCTACTACACCTATTTAGCTAGACATGACAAGCAGGGGATAATAACCGAACTATCTTCACCGTTTAGATTCGGCACGTTAGAGAACATTGAGTTTGCTAGTGGTTTAGCAGAATACAAAGATTGTTTTATAATGACACTTGGAATACGAGACTGCAAAGTCGGCATAGTTAAGATTGAGAAGAGTAAGCTACTAAGTCTAATAAAGGAGAAGCAATGAAAGACCTAACAGACGCACAGCTGGCACTAATAATAAAAGCCGCACTTGACTACAACGCCTCTGTCATTAGTCATGCTAGCTTTATATACGGCCAAGACATGAAACCTAATGTACGCAAAACAATGAGGAATAATCTTGTCCAGCTATCCAAAGATTACACGAAGACTATTAAGAGCATACTGGAAGATGACAACTAAGCTACTAGATACCATGAAAGGGTGAGAGATGAACTTTCAGGCAGAGATAAAGCAAGTGCAAGCTAGGAAGACAGCTAGTAACGATATTGTCTATAAGCTAGTAGTTGAAACAGACAACCCTATGATATTAGATTTAGGCAAGTTGCCAAGTGATACATTGTTTGACATTAGTGTAACCTTACATGATACCAAAAATGATATAATGACTATAGAAAATGCAGGCGATAGTAGGATATGAAAGAAGTAAAAGAAGTCACACGATATAAATGGGAATATGGTAACTTTTTAGAGTTCGTTAAGAAGAAGAAGTTATCTAGGGCTATGCTGTATGCGAAGACCATGGGTATAGACAGAAGAACCCTTGTCCATTGGGTGAGTCAACCAGAACTTAGAGACGCTCTAACTGACGCTATAGATGAACTCGTAGAAGGTATGAAACACGCAGGCAAGAACGATTGGCGTATGTGGCGAGAACTCTATTCAATGCTAGGTCTTGATGACGTGAAGAACCTTGATGTAACTTCTAATGGGGAGACTGTGTCGAATCCTTATGATGGATTGACCACTGAAGAATTACGAAAACTAGCAGGAAGATAATGCCAGCAGATGAATCTGTACGACTGAATGCGGATAAGGTGCTTGCAAAACGTGACTTTTGGGTATTCGAGCAACTATTGTATCCCAAGCTATTTACAGAAGACCGTAAGTTATTGAGAGAAATGGCTGAGACCATACAGACATTCATTGAGGATAGTAACAAGCACTACCTAGTGTTGTCTGTCCCACCGAGGCACTTTAAGTCATTCACTGCTAAGAATCTTGCCCTCTGGCTTATGGGCAAAGACCCCAAGACTCGTGTTATCGGTGTGGCGAACTCTGGAGACCTTGCGAGCATGTTTTCTACTCAGATACGAGATACCATATTAGGTGTTAATGTTGGCAAAGATGGCGTGCCATACCCTGATATATTCCCTGACACTAAAATCAAGTATGGGTTTGCGACTAAATCCAAGTGGGAGCTAGAGGGCAGTGCCGAGCCTTCATATCGAGCAACAAGTCCTACAAGTTCAATAACTGGTGCTGGTGCAGACTACATAATAGTTGATGATATTATCAGGAACCATACAGAGGCAATGAACGCCAACGCACTTAAAGACCACTTTGAGTTTTATAAAAACACACTATTCTCACGAACAGACGGAGACAACTACAAATTCATATTCGTTATGCAGAGGTGGGCAACAAATGACCTATCAGGTGAGATTATAAATCTTTATGGCGATGATGTAGTGGTGATTAACTACGAGATTGAAGACAAAGACGGTAACATGCTAGAACCGTCAATTATGAGCCGAGAGAAGTTTGAGGAGACTAAAAAGACGCTAGACCCAAATATACTTAAGGCAAATTATTACCAACAGCCTGTAGATATTGAAGGGCGTCTATACAAAGGGTTTACAGACTGGACAACATTACCTGACACGCCAATAAAAAGAAACTTTACAGATGTGGCAGACCAAGGGAAGGACTACTTATGTTCTATAAACTGGCTAGAGCATGAGAATCAGGTGTACATCACAGACATATACTACTCAAAGGATAAGGCTGAAATTACAGAACCAGCAGTGGCTAAAATGTTGACTGCTGATGATGTTAACGAGGCTGAGTTTGAATCAAACAACGGTGGTAAGTCGTATGCTCGCAACATAGAGCGTGAACTTCGTGCAATCGGTAACCAAAAAACAGTAGTGAAATGGACAGCTCAAACATCGAATAAAGAGGCACGCATACTGGCGTCTAGTGCTTGGGTGTCTAGAAACGTGTTTATGCCACCGAACTGGACTAGCAAATATCCTGAATTTGCCTCTGAGGTATTGTCTTATATCGCAGGTGGTAAAAACCCACACGATGACGGAGTTGATGTGTTAGCAAGCTTGTATGAACGTGTGACTGCTCCTAAGCTGGACTGGGTAGCCCCTGACTTTGGTTAAACCTTATCTGGTATAATTAACCTATAGACATTTAATAGGAATTTAGCCTTGCAAAACAATATTATCTCACGAGTAGTAAACAGATTCCGACCAACAAACCAAGTATTAGACACCTCTATCCTAGACGCTGGCTGGCATACTGTAAGCTCTACTATTGACCACTTTGACAACGACCTGTACGAGAACAGCTATTCAAGTATCCGAGCTATTGCCAACAGGTTTATGACTATCCGACCTTACGCTATTGACGATAACGGTAAACCACTAACAACAACTCCTAACGCTTTGGCTTGCCTAGCTAGGCCGAATCAGGACATGTCAGGCGTAGACTTCAGAGATGCCCTAGCAGTCATGACAATGGTTCATGATGATGTTTACTTACTGGTACACGAAAAGTATGGCAGAGGTACTAGACCAGCAAAAGAGGGCGTTAGAGAAGACCAGATAGCTGGCTATACCTTTTTAGAGAACGTGCTAGAAGTATCTATTGAAGGCAATATCCAATACGAGGTTTACGAATCAGGCAGTAAGCAAGTCTACTATCCATATCAGGTTATGCACTTGCATGAGATTAACCCTAATAAACTATCCGCTGGCTATTCACCAAGTAGAGCCGCTAGACGCTGGACAAGGATAGATGACTACATTGCTGACTACCAATCAGGATTCTTCTACAATGGTGCTGTACCTGCTGGGCAGTTTATTATCACAGCTCCAACAGCTCAGGAATATAAAGACATTGTTCGCAACCTCAAGAAGAAGCACAAGGGTGCTGGCAAGAACAATAACGTTACCTATACCTATGCGCCGATTGACCCTAATACAGGCAAGCCAGGACAAGCGGCAATTACTTGGGTACCGTTTAACACGACCAACAAAGACTTAGCACTTAAAGACATATTTGACCAAGCTAATAAGAAGATTGACTCAGTATATGGCGTATCTGCCTTTATACGCTCAATAGACGAAGCCCCTAACTTTGCAACAGCTCAGGTTATAGAACGTAACTTTGTAGAGAATACTGTCCGAACATTCACGACTAAGAAGTGGGGCAGAATACAACATGAACTTAACCGAATTACTGGTGGGCTTGGCTATGGCATATCTTATAGGCTTGAGACCCCTCATATCGCTGAAGAAGAAAAGTCTATAGCTGAGACTAATCTAATCATCTGGAATACTATCAAGGACATGATAACCAACGGCTTCACCTATGACAGTGCAGTTAGGACCCTTAAGCTAGATCCGAACTGGGCGTTACTAGTAGAGGGTGAAACTACTGATACGACTATAAGCAATCCTAAGCCTGAAGTAGACACTGGCGGTGATGTTGAAGAAGCTCCTGAAAATAGGGAGGTAGCTAGACGCACAAACCCAAAAGCAGAACTGACTGACGAAGAGCGGATAGAGCAAGCTACTAGGGATTACATGCAGTCCCAGCTAAATAGTGCTATAGCAGAATATGACGCAAGTGTATCTAACAAAGTTAAGTTACAAGAGCCTACCGAAGATGAAATAGACGCTTATATTGTTGCGATGATGGCTATAATCTCAGGTATATT